CCTGTTGCAACTGGTATAGCTCAAGTTAATCCTACTGGGATTGCACTTACTGCATCTTTAGGCGAAGAATCACTTTCAACAGATCAAAACATTTCTGTTACTGGATTAGGCACTACTTTATCTGTAGGTAATGAATCAACAAGTGTAACAAGCACGACTGGATGGAACAGAGACACTGACATCAATACTGGCAATACTATTGGATGGAGTCAACAACAATGGGGTGCTGTAGGAATATCGCAAGCTGTAACAGGTCAAGCTTTAACTGCATCTTTAGGTGAAGAGTCTTCTGTAACAGATCAAAACATTTCTGTTACTGGATTAGGAACAACATCCGCCATAGGCACGTTCTCAATATCAGGTGATGGACAGACAACTATTGTAGCTGGTTCTGAAACAGCTATGCAGTCAGCTGTTGGCACACCAGAGGCAGATCCAGAATTTGTTGTATTCCCAAGTGGTAATGCTTTAACATCAGCTGTTGGCACAGTAGGAACATCTGTATTTCTTACAGGTGTAGGCTTAATTTCTAGCCTCGGTGAAGAAACCCAAGAGACTAGCTATGAAGCACCTAGTGTTTCTGCTACATCTAATGTTGGAACTTTAAATATTCGTATAGATGTAAGCTTTACAATAACAGGAGTTTCTGCTACTAGTAGTACAGGTAATTTACAAGGTACCTTCTGGAGCCAAGTAGATGACTCAAACAGCGAAATAAGTTGGACAGAAGTTCACAAAGCTGCATAAAAAGTTTTGACAAACTTTAAATTAATCATTAAATTTTAAATTAGGAGATTAAATGGCATCAACTTATTCAACGGGTTTAAGAATAGAACTTCAAGCCACTGGAGAAAATTCAGGAACTTGGGGTACTATTACTAATAACAACTTTTCTCAAGTCTTTGAATTTGCTATCGCTGGTGTTTATGCAAAAACTCTCTCTGGCACAGGACCTACTACTTTAACTAATAATGACGGTCCACAAACTCAAGCTAACAATGAAGCCAGACAAAACCAAATAATTTTTTCTGGAACTATTTCTACAACTCACATAGTGCAGTTTCCAGCTACACAAAAAACTTACGGACTTTATAATAATATTTCAGGTGGCGCTGACGTCACTGCAAGACTAGGTGCAACTGGTAACACTGTAACAATTTCAAATGGTAAATATAGATTAGTTTCTACAGATGGAACTAACTGGTATGATATTTTTACACTAGCTGGTCTAGGTGAAACATGGATTAAAAAAACATCTGACTATACTGCATCAGCAGGAGATAATATTTTTGTTGATACATCAGGTGGTGCAGTTGCTATTACATTACCGAGCTCTGCCGCTATTGGTGATCAAGTAAAATTTATAGATGCAGAAGGTACTTTTGCAACTCACAATTTGACTGTAAATAGAAACAGTCACAAGATACAAGGAACAGAGGCTAATTTAACAGTATCAACTAGTGGTTCTGGCTTTGCGTTAGTGTACAATGACAGTGACAACGGTTGGAGATTAAAGTATAACGATTAATTATGGCTAACTTACAAGATATAACAAATAGAAGTGAAGTAGGAACTATCAAACCTTGGGGTAAAGCTACAGCCCCTGATGGCTATCTTTTATGCGATGGTTCAGCTGTATCAAGAAGTACATTTGCAGATTTATTTGCGGTAATTGGAACCACATATGGAACAGGTGATAACTCAACTACTTTTAATGTGCCAGACTTACAAGGTAAGTTTCCACAAGGAAAAAGCGGTACAACTAACTTGGCAACAACAGGTGGTGCTAATACAGTTACTGTGGCTGTTACAAACAACCAAGCTGTTTCAAGCACAAGCACTCAATCAGTTAGTATTACTGGCAATATATCAAACACAAGTTTAACTACAGCTCAACTAGCATCACATAGTCATAACTGTGCTGCGCAAGGTGGAGGAACTACAGCCGTGAACCCCGCTCAAGGATTTGCATCCACACGCCCCAATACTGGATCTACAGGTTCAGGTACTGGTCATAATCATGGACACAATTTATCTGGAACATTATCAGGTAATATTACAACAAGTTTAACGGGAGCGGTTACAGCGTCTGGTACAAATTCATTCTCACCATTCGTAATCGTGCAGTACATAATTAAACATTAGGAGATATTTATGGCAACACAAATAGTAATCGCAAATGGAGATAACATTCTTATAGATGATTCTTACTTAATACTTTGGGCTGATAAAGGTAACGCATGGCAAGATTCTTGGTGTCCAAATAATTATCATTATATTATTTGGAATAACTTATCAGGACAAAACGAAATACAAACTAAAGATCCATCGACAGGTAACATGACAGGTAACACAGATTTAAACTCTACAAGTGATGCAGTGGGATCTACAACTGTAGCTGACCTACTTACATGGGCAGAAACTAGAAAAGGTCAAATAGAAGCTGCTCAGACTGCTTATGACACTGCAGTTGCTAATGGCACTGCTACTGAAGGTCAAACTTGGATTGATTACGATTCTAATTATTAAAAAAAATACCACGTATTTGTAAAACTTTCCTTTTTTTAGGACCCGTTACTGCGCAAACTTTGTGAGGAACTTTACTTTTAATTGTAACCATTGAATTAGTTACAGGGCTGACGCATAAAGGTAAACCTCTGCCTGTATCAATCAAAGTTTCTCCACCCCAATTTTTATCCCATTCATCATGAATATACAAAGAATAATTTAGACTTTGATTTCCATCATCATGCCAATTTATACCTGCATATTTATCATATTCGTAATAAGACAAAGATAGCGAAGAGTTTTTTTGAAAAGGTAACCATTCACAACAAATAATTATATCTAAAACATCTTTAAATATTTTATCGATGTATTCATACTCTCCATTTTTATAATTAGCTAAATAGTTAACTGTTTTTACTTGTTGCATTGTAGTATTCTTATAATTGTCCTTGTATAATGAATTTTCCCAATCTTCATGACTAATATTTATTTTTTTATTTTTAATATTTTTATAATTATAATGAGAAACTTTTTTAAAAAGATCTATAGGTAAAACTTCATTTATTATTAATGACTTATCATCAATGTTTGCATACAAAATCATTATTTATAACTTTTCTTTTTCCAAAACATGTTTTTGTATCTATCAATCCATTCACTACTTAAAAGACGCAATACTTTACCGTGCGCTTTCTCTAAATAAAAACCGCTCCACATTTTCCAAGATTCACGTTTAAACGGTATGACCTGAACCATGGGATCACCTTTTTTTATTAAAAATTGCTCATCTCTTTTATTTAAAATAAAAGGAAAATTAATAGTATTTATGTAAGTATCAGTATCAACAGCCCCTGGAATAATATCGAACCTTGGTTCCAATCTATTCATAGGTTTTAAAAATAAACAGCTGTACCCAGGTTGTGTTTTTATCAACCATTTATTAACAAATTTTCCTGCGTTTTCGCCTGCTGTTTTTTTCCACTGCTCTGGTAATTGTGCTTGATTGTGAAATCCAAAATCATTTTGTTCTCTATTAGCTGGCGTTACAGAAAAATCATTTTCGACAGGATCAACTAGATAATCTTGATCAAAGGGAATAATATAACCCATTGTTAAAGAATCTAAAAAAGGCATGCAAGTTTTTACAGTAGATAAGTGCAAATTACCTTTTAAATGTCTTGAAAGTTTTTTATACTCATCTGGTATGAACCTACTAGCTGGTTTTGGATGAGGCCAGATATCAGCCATGTTTTTATCTATAGCGCAAAATGTAATTTTTTTATTTATCATTTACCAATAAATTAAAAGACATAGATCTTCTAACTTCTCCTTTTATTTTTGTTTTAAAAGGATAAACAACGTGTTGTTGATTAGCTGGAAATAAATAGAAATCACCTACTTCAGGTTGGAAATATATTAATTTTCTGTCAAAACCTAAAAAACAAAGTTGGCCGTCTTTAAATTTGTGTTTAAATTTAATGTCATTTACAAATTCTGGAACTTTTAAAAAAAGAACACAAGACAGTCCTGCATTTGTAGGGCCATTGTGTGTATGTACAGGGTTGTACTCACCCTCTTTCATATCATTTATCCAGCAACTTTTAATAGTAGTGTCTACTTCTGGGTTTAATAAGAGACCAAAGTTGTTCAAAGTCATTATGTAATCATTAATAAAAAAATTTATTTTATTAAAAATTTTTAATTTAGGTAAAATATTTTTTATATCTAATTCAGAATCTATTCTACCTGCTAAATCATGGCTCTCACTTATTAAAGAATTTTTATTTTTTTCATACTCATCATTAAGTTGATCAACCATGTCAACAGGTGTTTCATACTTTTTAATTATTGTGCCATCTACTATTGTTTTCATTCTGTTTTCTGTCTCATGTTTTAACACAAATTTAATGTCAAGAAAACAATTTTAAAAAAAGCTGTTGCAGACACTAAAAATATGCTTACATTAGATTCTCACCAAAATTAACAATCATAGGAGTAAATATGGACAATCAAGACTTAAATAAAGCCATTGCTTACCTTGCAGATAAGGTGAGCAAATATCACGAAAGACTACTAGCTGTCGAAAGAGACATGGAACGTCACTTAAAAGAATGTAATCATCACAGTCATGATTCAGATCCGACTTGTCCAATATGTGAAGGACAAGGATGTGAGTGTCAACAGTCTTAAGACTTGGGAGTTTGACCAAGCATATCTTTTAACGACGGAGCAAATACTTTAACATCTCTTCTAATTTTTTCAGCAGTTGTTGAAGTGTTTGGATCATCTATGTCTGCTTGCATAGCCTCTTCAGATTCATATTCTTGACCAGTGTCTATATTAGTTAATGTAGTTTCAGTTTTAACTTTATATCTAGGAATTGTTCTCCCGTCTTCTAAAGTTACTGTTCCTATTTGTTCTGCAGGTTCAATTATCGGCATTTTCTCTCCAATTAATATTAAAACTTAAAATAACTCTATCCTCATTAGAATTATTTATTTTTACTTCATGTTGTAACCATGATGGAAAAAAAATCAATGAATTTTCTTTTGGTTCAAAATCTACGCTATGTGCGATATGCACAGAGGCGTTTTTCTTTTTTGGAGGTGATAGTACCTCAGCTTGTGGTTTAGGCTCTAGAAACACCAAATTGCCGCTTTTTTGAGGCACTTTTAGATAGTACACTCCAGACAAATAATTGTAAGGATGTGTGTGCACATTATTTCTTGATCCTGGCGGATTTATCATACCCCACAAACCTGTCATTTCTGGAACGTATTTATCTTGCACATCTAAGTGGTCAAAGCACTCTTTAGCTTTTAATAATATATCACCTACCGTGCTTTTAAATTCTTCATCTTTATAAAGCTCGTCGTCACTGTGCCAGCCTCCAACATTAGATCTTGGCATACCTTTTTTATCTTGCGCTTTTATTTCATAAAGTCGATCTATTAAATGACCGTGGCCCTCGACCTCTGTCATCATGACAGGTGTTATAAACAATGATTGTAAATCCATAATATTCCTTTCTAAAGTTGACCTTTTGTAACCTCCATAAAACTTACAATTATGTGAACTTGGTTTGCGGCGTTGGCTTGAGCTTTTAATACGTCAGACTCTTGCAAAACAAGAGGCTGAGATAGTAACTCTGTTGTAGTGTTAGTAGCTACACTTTTAGCCTTAAATAATTCAAATGTTGCGGATGATCTTACGACCTCTAAATCTACCAATGTCGTGCTACCTGAATCATTACAAACTAAAATAGATTTTACAACGTCAGTAGTAGGCGGCACAGGTGGTGTGGCACCAGGATTAGCCGTAGGCACTGTCAGTATGGTTGTAAGGTCTGTTGATGTAATGTCAACCATTGCGCTTTTAAATGTATTAGCCAAGGAAAAAAGTCTCCGATTCTGTTTCTTCTTTTAGGTCTTGTTGAAAGTTTGTATTGAGTAAAAAAACTATCTGTTCAAGTAATCTAATCATTTGATCAAACTGACTAGCATCATATTCTTCTGTAGCATTTGGTAATCTAGTAATATTAATTTTAGCCATAAAAACTCCTAAAAGGAAATGTGCCTATTGGTTCTTGAAAAAAATTATTTAAATTTCTTGTTGGCATGTTATTCATGTTTAGTCCTTGTCCTCTATTATCTAACAAACTTGCAATACCTTCTTCTATCTTATTTAAACGAGTATTTAAAGGTCCAAACATATCTTCAAAATTTATCATTTGTTGACCTATTCTGTCAAAAGGCACTTGTTGTGTTGAAGCAATTGAATTATCACCTGAAACAATCGGATCTACAGTGCGAAGAGCTTCCTGTAATCCTTCAGGATCTAAATCTAAAGATGGCAAACCAGGAGAACGAATTGCTTTTGGTGCCTCTGGTAAACCTAACATAGGTGTTTGTTCAGATACGGGCACACTAGGAGGTGTAACTTGAGCAAACTGTCCAAACGGATTGCCAGGTGTTGCCTGTTGTGCGCCAGATATTGGATTTGCTTGTTGAAGTGGTTCACGATTTGGGAGTTGTGGCATTTGATTACCTGCAGCCAAATATTCTTCTAGACTAGAAAAACCTGCTCCAGGTTGTCCAGGATCATTAAAAGCAACATATCTTCCCATATCACCTTCTTGACGAAACATCATTATCTTCTACCGTCTGGTCTAATTTCTAATTTTTGTGATCCTAATCTCCAAGGTGTATCATCTACCGTATTAGTTGTATATCGTATTTTTACTGCTCTACCTCTACCTCTGACACTAATTTTTTCTGTTGTGCTCGTTATAGTGCCACTTGTTTGCACGTTAGCTGCAGATTGTGGATACTGCTCTAATGTTAATTGAGCTGTCATCGTATTTGCTAAGTTGTCAAAGTCAGGTACTAATTTATTAACAGACATTAGCTGATCACCGTCTGCTATTTCTACAGATCCTGTTTCTAAAAAAGCTGTAATAGCAGTGCCATCTGCTTGATTGTTACCAGATTCATGTTCAAATATTGAAGATGCTCCAGCTGTTAAACCAAGTATGGTTGTAGCATTAGCGGTTGCAGATGTGCTGTATTCAGTTGCAATTGGTTTTTCATACACATACGCACCTAACCATGTTGTTCTAGCTAAATTAATTGTATACCAAGTCCCCTCTAAATAATTATAAGCAACAGCTCTGTCTATTTGTGTAGCGTTAGCTGAAGGATAATACCAAATTATCTCATTGAAAGCTGTATTTAAACCGACAGCAATGTCATTTTTGTTTGTGTAATTTAGGTCATCAAATACGTAATCTTGCACTGAGCATGGCATTTTTTTAACAACACCATCAAAAAGGTAAAATGCGTTGTCTGACATCCAGTAAGCTACACCGTTAACCTCAATGGCTGCATGCTGTGCTATTAACCCAGCATTAGCACCAAGTTGTCTAAGACCAAATGTAAATGGTGTGCCAACAAATTGAATACCGTGTAATGATGTATCTGTCCATACCAGTATCTGACCTGTTGATTTAACGGCACCAACAATTCTGGAGCCATCTGTTATTCTCAAAGATCCCGCTTCGTTTGTAGCAACAGGTGTGTAATCTGTTGCATCTTCTCTGTCTGAAAATCTAAATAATAAATCGTCTTGTGTAGCTGTATTACCAATAGTAGTCTCTGTTCCAAAAATTAATAAATGTCTAGTATCTGTAGAGACAATACTAAATCTAGAGGCAGTAGGGGCATTTGACAAAGCTGTTGCTCTCGCACCTAAACCTCCTGATGTGTCCCAAACAAATGTTCCCCCATCTAGAACGGTTGCTATTAAATCCTCACCAAAATTATCTAGAGACCAGTTTCTTCCTGCGACAACTACATTTGAAGAAGATCTTGGTTCATCCCAAGTGCTTGCTCCCCAAGTTTCCGTGCCCCAACCATAACCATATGTTGAGGATACTGGTCCAGGATTTATTTGATATGTGGCAGTTACTGAGCCTCCACCAGCAGCCGTAGTTCCAGAGGCATTAGTGCCTGCATTTATTGTGAAAGTGTTGTTTGTAGGCACTGTAAGTATTTCAAACTCAGCATTAAAATCTATACCATCAACCACGTTTGTGGCAGACCCGTTGTCAAACGTCACAAAAGCGCCCACTTGAGCATTATGACCAGAGTCTGTTACAGTTACAGTTGCAGAACCACTTGATGTTGCAAATGGATTAGTTAAAGCTTGTGTTTCCCTAAGTGGTGTTATGTCATAAACTTTACCCTCAGAAAAAATATAAAGCTTTCTATCTGTTCCTAAAGCTAAATACCTTGTGCCGTCCAAACCTATCCATGAATGAGTGTCTCTAACAGCGCCCACTACAGTTACGTTAGGATTTGGAAGATTAACCCAGCCACCCCATCTTTCTGGTTTACCATAATGAAATCTAACAAAATCAGAGTCTACATATTTACGCTCATCACCAGCTGAGTAAGCAGTGTCTTGTTTATCTATACCTGGTCTAAATTTAAGGTCTACTAATTGCATTTGACCCAATATTGTATACTAAATCTTTGCTGAGGAAAAGACACATCTTTCCCTGTTTTTGAACGCAAAGGAGTCACACAATGTTGGATAAACGAAGGCATAAGAATCATCAAATTGTTTTGGTTTGGGATCTCTACTATTCCGCCCTCATCCATAAATAGCATGTTTCCGCCACTTAATTCCTCTCCCTCAGTTAAAACTAAATTAAATGTAAAATGCTCAGAATCTTGATGCCAGTTGTAATATCCTCCATTATTATAAGATATTACGTGAATTTTGTGTTCTTTTTGTTTTTTTAAAAATTGAAACGAATTTAACCTACCATGATTATCTATATAAGAATATAAACCTTGGTGATAAAACCATTTCTCTAGATCTAATATCGCTTTATTATTTGGAGGTATATGCTTGTCAATCTCAATCCAATAATCTAAACCTCCGCACTTTTCACTAAATAAATTTTTAGTATTGTCCGACCACACAGGAAGATCAAAATTTACTCTGTTATTTAACAAATCTATTTTAATTAAATCTAACATGGTATCTGGCAAAAAATTTTTGCAAATAATTATGTTGTCAGATGCATATTCGTAATTCATTTTGCTCCTTTAAATTGTGTGTATACGTTTCCTCTAAATGCATAATTACCATAATGAGTCATACCACTCAAGATATCAGCATATATTTTACCACCCATGTTCTGCCATAAACGACAAAAAGCATAGTCTTCTGATAGATATCTTTTTGTTTGTGGTTCTATCATAGTGTCAAAAAAAGTATAATTCCAATCAGACGTTTTGTGATAATCAAATTCTTTTTCGTGAGATTGATTAATATGTTGATCAGGCACAAACTTTAATTCTGGATAAACCTCTGACATTCTTACAAATACATCTCTTTTAATTAACATAAAACCCGTGGGACCATCCATAACCTCTATAAACCCTTTTTCTAACAATATGTTATTAGGATCTTTTACATTTAGATTATATTGTAAAGATGCTGCAAGTAGTTCATCCTCTGATATATTTGGGTTTTCTTTAATTCTTTTTTTTACTTTTATCCAATCAATAGTTTTTCTAGGATAAATACCTGTAACAACATCTTTGTCATATTCTAACATTCTAGTAACAGATTCAGGATTGAAAGCTATATCAGAATCAATAAACAATAAATGTGTATAATCACCGTCCATAAATAACTGAACTAAAGTATTTCTAGCCCTTGTAATTAAAGACTCATTACCAATTGTACCAAACTGAATTTCTATTTTTTTTGATGCTGCCAAAGCAACCAGTTGCATACAGCTTTTAAAATAATCTGCTGTAATCATGCCCCCATAACAAGGTGTTCCAATAAATATTTTTTTCATGACATATCTTGGTTTAAAAAGTCATCCACTATTTTTTTAGGATCTATCTCAACACAATAAGGATAATCAGAAATTAAGTTAATGTTCTGACTGTAACCAAACATTTCTGGTTTTGAGGTGCCCCAAAGGACCACACCTTTTTTATTAAATGTTTTGTTCGAACAGATGTGCTGCAAAGCACTGTCTATGGTGATGAATGACACACAATACTTAGCAAGTATCATGAAGTCTATTTTGTCTACAAATTTTGGGTTACCACCAAAGTTATTAAAAGCCATTGTATTCAACAAAGGTTCCTGTTCATTGTCGTGACCAAAAACAATAATGTTTACTTCTGGCAATGCTTCTCTAAGTAAATTTACTACCTCTTGTCCACTCTTATAGTTTCTACCTGCATTTTCTATATCGTAATTATCTGTTTTTAATCCTTGTCCCCCTGTGAATTGAACTAAAATAAACTTACCTAATTTAAGAATATCTTGTTCTAATGTTTTCTCTCGTTGTTTATTAATTTGGAAGTTTGGTCGCTTGTCATCATCATCTGGTAGTTCATACATTTGTCTCCAATAATCAACAATATGACAATCGCCTTTTAAAAAATTAGATTTGTATGGTTCATTGTAAAAAATATTAAAATAGTTTTTGAAGAAAGTATGTGCATGGTCATGCAAAGGTAGTATGTTTATAGGTGTAGAGAAAGCGACTCGTTTGTCATGTTTAAAAAGTTCTGGCCAACCTGACATGATACAAATTTTTTTTAAAACAGTTAGATCGTCTAGTAGCGAAGTAAACTGTAAATGTTTACCAACGCCTCCTTCAATAATATGTATGTCTGCTAACTTATCTTGTTGCATACTCTACCTTTAAATATTCTATCTTTCTTACCCATCCACGTGGTATTGCTATGGCACCGCCCCCATGATTATCATCTTTATCTACGCACCAGGATCGCATGATAACAATCTTGTCTTCATTATTAACAACCATGTATCCTACTTCTTGGCACACGGCTAACGGAGCATCTGTAATATCTTTAATAGGCAACCACCCTGTTTCAGTATCTTTGGCATCAAGCCAAGTAATTCGAACCATTGGTATTTTATTTATGTTCATCCGTGGTAAAAGTTGCATCTTTAGGCACTAAACGCAAATTAAATGATACAGATCTTCTTTCTTCGTTAGGAGTTCTAAAAGGATAAACCATATGCGTTAGCCAAGATGGAAATAAAAATATATCACCAACCTCTGGAGGATGCTGTAATTTATGTCCACTAAAAGTTTTAGGATCGCCGCACATAAAAAGTATATCACCAACACTGGGATAATGATCCTCAGCTGCTCTTTCTTTGTCAATGCTTTTAGGCATTTTTGTATAAAATACACCTGATAGATCACCATCGTGCATATGTGCAGGATTAAAATCTCCCGCCCACTGGCTCACGGCCCACATAGATTCGATAACCATCTTATCTATTTTTTCTGGTGCCAGTGTTTCACTAGCTGGTGGTATGGATAAATAAGATTTTACCATTTCACCAATTAAAAAAACTAATTGTTGACCATCACCGTCTATCCACTCAGGTGGTATACGAACTTCTTGTTTAACATTACCAGCTAAATTAGGAGACCAATCCCACTGTTTAGCTAATTTAGGGTCGCCAAGTATCTCATCACACTTTTTATTAACTATATTTAAGATAAAATCAGGCACTTTACCTTTAACCACAGTAGGGCCAAAAGGTCTTATAGCGTCAAATTTAAGTTTTATCTCTTTCTGCATTCTGATCTCCTCCATTTATCTATTGTCATATACCAATAATTTGCCTATAAATATAGAATTAATTGGCTTATTATTTCAAGCGTAGCCTTCTTGCCATAAACAATCACATAAATTGCAATAGGAGATTATGTTAGGACTAAAAAGTTTAAGAAATAGATTAACAAAAGCCGTTAGAGATATCGGTAGTTTTGCAGGCGACAACCCTGCTGTTACTGCTTTAGCACTATCACCGTTTTTATTTAGTGGCACTGGAGGTTCATTGGGCTCTTCATTGTTTGGCGGGACTACAGGATCACAGTCATTAGGCCAAAGTTTAGCTAAATTAGGTATATTACCAGGCACTTCAGGAGGTGGTATACCTGATCTTGCAAGATTATTATTGAGTGGTGGATCTGCTGTCTTAGGTTATAAACAGTTTCAAAGAGACAGAGATATTCAAATGCAAATGTATAATGACATGATGAATAGATTGCGAGCTACAGATAGAAAATTTGGATCAGAGTTTGGTGGGAGTCCTTTTAAAAAAGATCAATTTGGCGGCTTAATAGCTGATATAAGAACTGGTGAAACTTTTGATAAGTTTGATGAGAAAGGCAATCCTATAAGAACAGAAGCAGATGAAAGCGGTAAAGCTGTACCTGTAACTAGTAAAACAGGCGGTATAGCATCATTAATGGCTGGTGGACCTCCAGAAACTAGCATGGGACAGTACGGTTCCTCTGACAGTTCTATGGGTGCATCTGTAAAAAATCCATTTGACTCAATGAATTCAGTATCTGGGATGATACCAGAGACACCATTAAGACAAGTAATGCCACCGACAATGAACATGGGTGGACAAGCTACTGGCGTTCCAGGTTTAACACCTGATATGTCGGGAAAAGAAATGATGGACACTATTGAAGATAATCCAGGTATAACAGCATTTTTTCCTAGAAGACTTGGTATGATAGATGGTCCAGGTGGACCAAAAGATGACAAGATTCCTGCAATGTTAAGTGATGGTGAGTTTGTATTTACTGCCAAAGCAGTAGAAAACGCTGGTGGCCCACGTGCCATGTATAATATGATGAATAAATTAGACCCTGAGTCATCAAAGGGTAGAGGAATTATTTAATGTCAGTGTTTCAAGGATCAGGAATGCCTCCTTTCTTGGAGGAGTTTACAAGAAATCTTTTACAAGGTGCTTTTGATAGAACACAACAGCCGTTACCTGGAGGTATACCTAAACAAACAATAGTTGGTATGCAGCCATTTCAAACAGGCACTATTGAGGAAATGGCTAGATCGTTTGGTCTTGATCCAACCACAGGTAAAAGAGTAGGTCAGGCATCTTTTGAACCAGCTTTTAAAGAAGCTCAAGATGCAGTAAGAGCAGGTCTACAAACAACAACGATGGGCATACCATCATTACAGGCAGCACAGGCTCAATTTGATCCAAGCACTAGTAATTATCAACAATTTAAAGATCAGTATCAACAAGATGTTACAAATGAAGCATTAAAACAAATGGATGAGCAAGCAGCTATTGCTCAACAAAATTTAGCAACGCAAGCACAAAAGGCTGGAGCTTTTGGTGGATCAAGAATGGGTGTGCAAGAAGCAGAGCTTGCTAAAAATTTACAAGACATAAAATCAAGAAGAATATTTCAAGACTTGTCACAAAACTTCCAACAAGCGCAAGCAAAAGCAATGAATACGTTTGAATCAGCAGCGCAAAGAAGATTAAAAGCTGCGCCACAGTTTGCTAACGTGGGACGTTTTCAGGCAGGTATTGGTGCTCAAGGAGCAGGACTTGGTGCTCAACAGTTTGGTTTAGAACAAAGAGGCCTAGGAGCTTTATTTGGTATTGGTCAACAGCAACAAGCATTGAAACAAGCTGAAGCTGCTGAACAATTTAGACAAGATCAAGAAACACAACAAGAGGGTTTGAAACGATTAGGATTCTTTAGTGATATACTAAGAGGAGTGCCTTCATCTGGTCAAGCAATAACGATGCAGCAACCTACATTTACTAATCCATTACTTGGTGCTCTAGGTTTAGGTCTTGGTACGTTTAATTTATTTGGAGGAGGAGCAGGTCCTGGTGGCTTTGATCTCATAAACACATAATGGTAACAAATTACGAAACAATTTACGGTGACCCTCTTGCAATAGATGAAGAAGAGAATGTGCCTGCAGGTGCTTCTTTTCCTACTCAATTAAATTTTGGTATACCAAATAAGCCAGTTCAAACTCCTGTTAATGCTTTTGATTATTATGCTCCATTTGTTTTAGATAAAGAGTCGTACATGAAAGACTTTGCGACACCAGGTTTGACAGATGCTCAAATAGATGAGTTGTATCAACCAACTGACTTTAAAAGTGAAAGAAGAGGAGCATTAGCTAAATTTGGTTTTGGATTATTAAGACCGACACCAATGGGTCGTATCGGTGATAGCTTGGCTGCTGCTGGAGCTCAACTATCAGCAGACATGAGTGCAATAAATACGGCACAAAAACAAAATGCTCAACAAATGAAGCAGGCAAAAGTAACGGCTAAATTACAACGTGATGCGAAAAGAACATTAGATAATAAATTTATTTTTGATTCTAATAGAGCATTGTTCATGGACATAGCTAATAAGAATTACATGGCTGACCTACAAGCTAATGAAAAAGAAATGGAAGTATACAATCAATTAATGAAAACAGCTCAAGCTAAATTTTTAGATCATGGTTTAGAGGTTACAACACCAAAACAACTTACAGTGGCTAGAGTTCAAGAGGATGGAAGTTTAGGAAATGTTTTTACAGCGTTTACTCTTCAACAAGATTTAGGAGATGGTAAATTTTCCGCTCCACAATATTACCGTCAAACAGATAAAATAGGATCTGATGGTTTGCCTGTTATGGAATTAATAACAGATCCAGCAAACATAGTTGCAATACCTGTAAGCATGACTGGTAAAAAATCTGATTATGGTAGTTCTACAGGTATGACAACATTCAGAGATATACTATCTACTATTCAAACAACAGACAGAGCATTGCTTACACTAGATGAATTAGAGCAATCTTTTAGAGAAGACCCGTCTCGTGCTGGTTTTGTCGCTGGCATTAGGGGTCGATTTCAAACATATCTACAAATTTTTAGTGATTTATATAACTCACAGTTTAATGATTTTTTCTCAGAGAGCGATCTTGTGCAATTTGATACACCATCAATACACTTAACAGGTGAATATCAAGGTCAAGAAATGAAGAAGTTTCAAAGTTTGTCTACATCTTTAAATTTATATTTACAAGATCCACAAACTCTAGATGATATTCGCACGGGAAAAATAAGTGAAAATGATTTAAAAGCATTGCAATCAGCAAACGATGTTTTTGCACAACTCTCTGCTCAAGGTTATGCTCAAATGAGAACAGAAGCTAGAGGTGGAACAAATCATCTTGGAGTGCCGTTGTTTGAAGCTACTCCTGGTAGTGGTAGAACCGCAGATGAAGAGAGACAATTAATTTTTAAGAAACTGAGATTGTTTGATACCGAGCTTCCTGCAAACCAGGTGAGAGCAAACTCAATTATTTATGCGATAGCGAGAGCACGTAAATCATCAGGTAGATTAAACTTAGATGATATTCAACGTGCTGCACAAGATTTAAACATATATGGTGATTCATCTGCCGACGTTATAGCTAAAATTGGAGTATTAAGAGATCAACTAATGAGAGCTAGAAATGATAATTTAGCAGAGATTAAATTTATGTATGGAACTGGTAAAGATAATTTTTATGACAGACTGTTAGATGCTGGGTATGGAAATTACGATAGAAGTTTAACGACTGGTTACGTTACAAATCCAAAAGCTGATGCATATCTTCCTACAGGTCAGGTGAATCCTGGCACAGTTGCAGATGCGAAGGGTAAGTTTGATTATAGCATAGGAGTAAATTAATGGCGTCTGTAATTTATGAATATGATATGTCACAACACGGTGTTAATAAAGTCATTAAACTACAGCTACGTGACGTGGTCAACGGACAAACACCACAAGAGGGTTTTCCAAGAGATGAACAAGAAGTTCAAGCTTTACAACAAATTATTTTAGCTGAGCTACAAAAAAGTCAAGGTGAGACTGTAGCGGGTGCAATAGAACTTGGTAATGCTAGAAAAGAATTAATCGAAGATCCAATAGGGACGATGATTAAGAACAAAGCTAAAAATGCTTACGATAGTACTGCAGGGCCTGGTATTAATATTGGCACCACCATAGGTGAATTAACAGAAATTTTACCTGGCGGTAAATCTCCTGAACCAGGAAAGATGGTGGAAGGTATAATTAATTCAGGAGCAGCAATGTTATCTGGTGCTGGTGAACCTAAACAAGTAATTACTGACATGGGTGTAATTGGAACGGACATGGCTATAGCTTCTAACATGGTGCAGGGATTACCTAATGGAAGTTACAATCTAAGAAACGCGATATTTGCAAACTTAAGACAAAATCCAGCCTTGGGATTTGCTACACTTGTAGGTGCTAACGTCGCTGCTAAGGGTGTTGGTAATCAAGTTTATGATTTAATAAATGAGGCAACTAGAACAATAATGCAATTGCCTGATCCTGAAGCCGCTTACAAAAATGATGAAGCAATGAGAAACCTCATGGATATGAGAGCAGAATTGCTTTGGTCTGGTGGTGCTATGGGTTTACAACACTTATGGCCCGTCGTTAAACCTTATGTAGGTAAAAACATTTTTGGTATATCAGATGATCTAAAAATTCAAACTGGCACTATGAAAGATGAGTTTGGTAAAGAAATACCTGTTAATCAAAACATGCTAGATCTAGCAAAAAAATATAACATTCCAATGAATGTGTTTTCTACTTCACCTGTTGGTTTTGTAAAAGGATCAGCCTCTGTTGTAGGTTTGTTTCCTTTTGTAGCAACAAAAGCACGAGCAGCACAGAATGCACAGCAGTTAGCAATAGCTAGAGAAATAAATAGCACTCTTAATGATTTATCACCAATAGGATTATTTTCAGACTCTGCTGTTTTAGCAAATAAAAGTTTTAAAAACATGGTTAAAAATTTTACTTCAACTAAAACGCTACTATACAAAAGAGCCTTATCAATCGCTGATGACATAGGTGACAGATTTATACCTGTGGAAAGGTTAAGAGAACAAGCACAAAATTTAGAGCTTGAATATTATGGCGGCAAAAGACCTGCAAGAGGGGAAGGAGCTTTACGATTAAATCAACCTGACTACTCAAGACCACAAACAGTTGATGAATTATTACAAGGTTTTACAGGTAAGTCTGATGAGTTTGTCGACGCACTTATAGATCTACAATACATTGCAGAAAATTATATTACAGGTCGTGAATTTAAAAAATTACAAACACAATTAAATAATTTAAAAAAAGTCGCTGCAGCAGATGCAAAATTAGGCACAGAACTTGGCGGTGTTGACAACTTTACAAAAGCAATGATCGCTATGTTAAATGATCACGAAAATTTTCAAAGGTTTAATGATCCAGCTAAAATGTCTTTAGTATCAGAATTTGCTGGTGCGATGGGTTTAGCTAATGATTACTTCTTTGGTAATGTGAACTATACAAAAGGTAGAGTCGCACAAATATTAGGTTTAGCTGACAAAAACATAGCAAAAGTTACAGATGATGTAGACCCTACTATGTTGACTGGTGAGCAGGTATTAAAAATTTTATTTAACGATGAAACTTTATATTCTCCTGCTGCAATAAGAGAAATGAAAACAGTTATGAAACCCGTTAAATTACCTAATGGACAAGTAGTTGATCCAGTAAAAGCAGTTGCAAGATCATACATTGATGAGGGTTTGAGAAATGCAACAAGCTATATAACAGCTGATGTAAGTTTTCTTGACAAAGGTAAATATTTTGGATCAGGTAAATCACCAATAGGTGACTTACCAAAAGAAGCAACAGCGAGTTTTAGCATTCCAATCATAGATACTAAAGCTTTAAGAAGCACATTTGGTTTAGATAATCCAAACAAAATGCAAAGCATGAAAGAAGTTTTTGGTGAAGAGCAATATCAAAGAATTACAGACGTGATGGCACTGGCTGATCAAGTTCAACAAACAAGTTTTGGTGACGTGTCTGCCTTTGTCAAACGTCGTGGTTTCTTAGGTGGTGTTAATGCAATTACAAACTTAGCGTTTGCAGGTTTTGTTGCCAACAATCCTTTTGGAAATATTGGTTTAGTTTTAGCAGCAAGATATGGTATGAGTAAAATGTCAGATCCTAAATTTATGGAAGGTTTAACTAAAGTTATGAATCCTGAATTAAGTGATTTAGCAAGGAGACAAGCTTTAATAAACACTATAGCTTTAGCACCTGAATTGTCTCTTGGCATTAAAGAGCAAAGAGAGGATTTACCCCAAGAATTACAAAACTTAGATCCAGGTAATCCATATGACATGATGAAATACATGTTATTTTTAGCTGATAACAATGTAAGTTTTCCTGGTAGTGAAAGTATGAAACTTGAAATATCACCTAGTGGATATGCTATAGGAACTAACATTGTAAAAGCTAACACTAAAAATGAGTTCTCACAAGATGCTCAAGGTGTCATAAGAGACATGCAACAAGTAAATATTCAAGAAAAAGAAACTGCAGCTAGTGCAGCACCTGATCCATTCTTAGTTGATAATTTTCAAAATTTGATTAAAGAAACAGGAGTAGGTGTTGGCAGTGTGCAAGCAGCTTCAAAACAATTAAATGATGCTCAAAGAGTAGCTCTAGCTCGTGGTGATCTTGATGAAGCCATAGCCTTGGGGAGTAGAAGAACATGATGAATAGATCGCAGATAGAAAAAATGCTTATGGCAAATGGTGGTATTACAGGCGAACCTGTGCAAACTGCAAGAATTGGTTCATACATGACATCAACTGGTGGTGGTCGTGGAGGTCCAGCGGGAATGACGACAACTGAGAGAAAAAGACAAGCACCTGTTGTAAAATCAAATACAGCAGATAGACAGCTTAATAACTTAGTAAATAAATCAAGAAAAGATGAAGGTTACAGAAATTTTAATAATGCATATACACCAAATGAAGTATCACAAAATAATTTCATTAATTTAACTCCTAGTCAAAAGAAATTTGTTGAAAGAAACAGAAGAGAGGATGGATCATTCAACTCTGCTGCTCAAGCTTTAATTAATAACTCTGGCAAAGGTTTTGTCGTGGATAATGGAAGGGCAGTAATCGATAACGTAACTGCTTATCAAAGAGATTTACAAAATTTTAGAACTGCAAGTCCTGCTAATGAAGCTGCTTATGTTAGAAGATTTCCTAAGACTGCAGCTTTTCAAGCTATGTTAGCAAAAGGTGCAGAGGGAATAGCTGGAACGCCTGGCAGAGTAATAAAAAAAGTTACAGATACTTATCTGGATGGCGTAAAAAATATGGTGGAAAAAATTAGTGGTGTTGACGCTAAAAATGTTGAGATAGCTAAAGACAAAGATACTGACATAGATACTATAGTTAATAATTTACAAAGAAATATTAAAAAAGAAAGAGATGACGGTAAAGCTAGAGGCATGAGTGAAGCAGACCTTACTGCTATGTACGGTGATCCGATAGATATAGCAACGGGAGATGATATCTTTGATGCTGATTTAATTGGCATGGATGAATTAGAGGAGGATTCACCGTTAAACATAACTCCGACTGAAGGCATTGCACAAAGCGAAGCTGAACAAAAAGAATTAGAGGGTGGTACACAGACCAGAGGTCTTACACCAATAAGATTGGACCGATTTGCTGGTACAGGTGAAGATGAAGGGTTATTTGATTTATTAGGTTCTGATGAGCCAGGTAAAGTATCGCCTTTTGAGTTAGACCCAGATAAAAGTTATTATGATTTTGAGTCGGGTACAGTAATAGACCCATATGATGCACAAGCTGAAAAAGAATATAATGTTATGAAAACAATGCTACAGCCGTCTACAGATATAACAGACTTGTCAATGGATGAATTTCGAGCAATGAATAGAGATATGGAAGGTGCCCGTGGAGTAGGCTTTCCTGACATAGACGTTACGCAAGAGGGCACAAGAGATTTTCGTACCG